ATGGAGTAGCCGGTGGTGGAGCAGGACGTCTTTATTTTAAAAACTCTTCTGCAACTACGGGCGTCAATAAACTCATTTTAGATGTAGATAGTGGAGAATCAATTGCTCCTTATATTCCGGACAACGGAGTTCTATTCCCAGATGGAGCTTATTTCGCTTACGATGGAACTGCTGTAGTCGGAGTATCCGTGCAATATGACGGGTAGGGTTACATGGCTAACACTACTTCTCACTCATACAATTTTGATAAGACTCTTCCGATTGATGAAATCGTAGAAGAATCTTACGAGCGTATCGGAATTATAAATGTTTCCGGTTATCAATTAAAAACAGCTAAACGATCTTTAAATCTTTTATTTTCTGAATGGAGTAATAGAGGACTTCATTATTGGGAAGTAGCCAATCAAGGTTTTACTTTAGTAGACGGAACCAATGTTTATACATCATATAGATCCCCATCCGATGGAGCATCTCAAGGATTAACAACGACTTTATCTGCAGGAATTAATGCATCGGTTACGGATATTCCTTTAACAAGTGTGACAGATATGCCTGGTGCTGATCAAGGAGGAGGAACAATTACTGTTAACTCTGAAACGATTAGATATACGGGAAAATCTGCAGCAACCGGAGCAGCCAACCTTACCGGAGGTGTTCGTGGATCTAATGGAACTACTGCTGCAACTCATTCAAGTGCCGATGCGGTTACGCAACATGCTACAGGAATGGATAATATATTAGAATGTAATTATAGAATTACTTCTACGAGTGTTGACTCTCCAATGACTGAAGTGAGCCGATCTCAATATCAAGGCTATTCTAATAAGACAGCAAAAGGAACACCTACTTCTTTTTTTATTCAAAGATTTATTGATCGAACAACTCTAACTTTATACCTAACTCCCGGGGCAGCTCAGGATGGAAATAAATTAAATTTATATTATGTAAGAAGAATTCAAGATGCAGGTGCTTATACTAATGCAAGTAATGTGCCTTACAGATTTGCACCATGTATGACAGCGGGATTATCATTTTATTTATCACAGAAAAATGCACCGCAGAGATCACAAGAACTAAAACTTTATTATGAGGATGAATTGGCTAGAGCCATAAAAGAGGATGCTGACATTACAAGTACCTACATTGCTCCTAAGGTTTACTATCCTAACGCTTAATTATGACTACATTTTCTTCAGGAAAACATGCACTCGCTATATCAGATAGATCTGGTTTAGCTTTTCCTTATCTGGAAATGGTAAGAGAATGGAATGGCGCATGGGTTCATTTTTCAGAATTTGAACCTAAACAACCCCAATTGGAGCCTAAACCTACCAGTGCGGATCCTCAAGCTTTGCAAAGAGCAAGACCGACAAGAGTAGCTTTACCTACACCGGCTGTTTTAAATGATAATCCATTTACAACTGAAGTAGGAACTACAGTCATTGTAGCCCAGAACAGACATGGACGATCTACCAATGACGCTGTTAGATTTTATCAGGTTAAAGAACCTGTAGGAGGAGTAGCTATTTCCACTTTGGAATTAAGTACAACTTTGAACGGGGATATTACGGCAGCGGCAACCAGTTTAGTTTTAACAAGCTCTGCTGAATTCGTGGCCCCGGGTTATATTAGCATTACTTCTACCGACGCGGATACCGGAGTCGTTAATAGTGAAACCATTTATTACACGACGAATACTACAGGGAGCAATACTCTTTCGGGATTGACTCGAGGAACCGCAGCTCCTTCTAATGGAAAGACTCCCACTTCAACTACAGCCAGTGCTCATTCAAGTGGTGCAAAAGTTTATGGATCTTATATAATTACAAAAATTGATAGTACTATTCCTTATGCGGGACAACCTTCAACGTTGCCCGTAAGTGATAGTTTTAGTTTTACTTTAGCCAATGCGGCGACTAGTATAGCAACAGGAGGAGGATTTTTCGTTTTCGGTGGACCCGTAAACGATAGACCGTAATGATTAAATATTTTAAAAAATTATGGAAGAAATTTTTTGGAAAAACTTCTGAGACACTCCCAGAAAATGTAGGAGTAGAAATAGTAGAACCTACTCCAAAACCACAGCATTGTGGCGCACACAGCAGATTTATAAAAGGTTGCCCAACTTGCCGGGAGGTGGTTAAATAATGGCTGGATATACACTCGAAGCATTAGAAGGTGACATTAGAAGTTATACTGAAGTAGATTCAACTGTATTCACTGGTGCTCTTCTAGGCAGATTTATAGAAAATGCAGAGAATAGAATTTTATATGATCTCCCTATGGATTCCGATAGAAAAATGGCTACGGGAAATTTTGCTGTAGATAATAATACTATTAATAATCCAGCAGGCGCTCTTTTTGTAAGAGCTGTGGAAGTATTTGATTCTACCTCAGCGGTTACAGGAAATTCAGTTTTTTTACAGAAAAAAGATGTAACTTATTTAAGAGAATATGTAGCAAATTTAACGGGAAAATCAGGAGGTCTTACGGGCCAGGATGTTACAGGACAACCCAAGTATTATGCGATGTTTGGAGGAGCCACAGGAATAACTGATTCTACTTCAGGAGGGCTTCTTTTAGCTCCTACTCCCGATACGACTTATGCTTTTAGAATATATTATAATGCAAAACCTACGAGTCTAGTGACTAATACCTCTGGGACTTATCTTAGTAGATACTTTACGACTGGTCTTTTATATGGCTGCTTAACAGAGGCTTATGGATATTTAAAAGGTCCCATGGACATGTTGACACTATACGAAAACAAGTATAAACAGGAAGTACAGAAGTTTGCAGGAGTGCAACTTGGAAGAAGAAGACGAGATGATTACACTGATGGTACGGTTCGTATCCCAGTTAAATCACCGTCACCGTAATTTAGGAGATAAACATGGCAATAACATCAGCAATTTGTAATAGTTTCAAACAAGAAATTTTAGAAGCCGAACATAATTTTTCATCTAGTGGTGGAAATACTTTTAATCTAGCGCTATATGATAGCGATGCAACTTTAAATAAATCTACAACTGCTTATACAACTTCAGAAGAATTAGCGACTACAGGCGGTTACACCGCAAAAGGAAACTCTCTAACAAATGTTACTCCTACCTTAGATAGTGACACAGCGATTTGTGATTTTGCAGATACAAGTTGGACTTCAGCTTCATTTACTGCACGAGGTTGTTTAATTTTTAATGATTCACATGCTAGTGATGCTTCAGTTTGCGCCATTGATTTTGGCGGAGACAAGACCGTTACTAGTGGAACTTTCACAGTAGAATTTCCTGCAGCAGCCGCATCAACAGCGATCATACAAATAGCATAGGGAGGCATTCCTTATGGCTAACACTTGGAATAAAGCCGGAACAACGTGGGGCTATAATTCCTGGGAATCTGACACCGTTACCATTACATTAACCGGAGTATCAGCAACATCTACATTAGGTGATTTAGCTTATGCTGCCTCCATTGAAGGATGGGGCAGAAATGCCTGGGGAGATAGTAACTGGGGTGAAAATGCTACAACTGTTTCACTTACAGGTGTTTCAGCAACTACAACATTAGGTGATTTAGCTTATGCTGGCTCCATTGAAGGATGGGGCAGAGATGCCTGGGGAGATGGTAACTGGGGTGAAAATATTACCACTGTTTCTCTCACAGGAGTTTCAGCAACTACAACATTAGGAAGCCCCGCACCAGGATGGGGAGATGCTTCTTGGAATAATAGTAGTTTTAATGGTTGGGGTTATCCAGTAATTCCTCAACAACAAATGGGACTTACAGGAGTCTCAGCGACAACTACTCTAGGAACTCTTGTAGTTACTCCAGAGACCATTGCATCAGTGACAGGAGTTTCAGCAACTACTGCCGATGGTTCATTAAATATAGAAATTGGAGTTCCTTTAACAGGAGTTTCAGCGACAACTTCTATTGGCGCACCTACCATTGATACGAGTCTTGCTTTAACTTTAACAGGTCAATCCGCAACTACGGATGTAGGAGCTCCAGAAGTTACCTCTAATCCAACGGTTCAGCCGTCAGGAGTTTCAGCAACAACAGCGGTTGGAGCTATTACACCTCCAGACCAAATGATGGGACTTACTGGAGTTTCAGCAACGACAGCAGTTGGAGCTATTACACCTAAAGATCAAGTAATGGGACTTACTGGACAGTCAGCAACAATTACTTTAGGAATCGTTTCACCTCTACATTATAAAGATGACACGATTACTGGGTCCACGTCCTATACAGATGTTGACATAACTGGTTCAACATCGTATACAGAAGATAAACACGCAGCAGAAGGATAAAATATGGCTTCAAATTATACAGGTTTAGGCGTTCAACTCATGACTACCGGCGAGAAGGCTGGTACGTGGGGAACTCTTACTAATACAAACTGGAATATCATGGAACAGATATCCGGCGGCTATACAGCACAAGCAGTAACAGATGGTGCTGATACAACTTTATCGGTTTCTGACGGATCAACAGGGGCTACTCTTGCACACAGAGTTATAGAATTTACAGGATCACTTTCCGCAAGTAGAAATGTAACTATTCCTTTGGATGTTCAAACTTTTTATATAATTAAAAATTCATGTGACGATGATGTAGTTTTTAAATATGTAAGTGGCTCTGGGAGCAGTGTTACTTTTGCAGCTAGCGATGTGAAAATAGTTTATGCAACGGCTAATGATGGTACGAATCCAGATCTAGTTGATTGTGGATTCGGAACTGGAGATGTAACTCTTACAGGAACACAGACTTTAACAAACAAAACTTTAACTAGTCCTAAAATTGGAACTTCTATTTTAGATACCAATGGACTTCAATTAGCTCTTCTAACAGCTACAGGATCTGCGGTAAATGAATTCACGATAGCTAATGCAGCAGCAGGTGCTGGACCTACTTTATCTTCAACAGGTGATGAGACTAACGTTGATATTAATATAAATCCTAAAGGATCGGGAGTACTTAAATCAGGAACAGCAGCAGTTAAAGTTGCAGGTACAGAAACTATGTGGATACCTGCAAATGCATTGTATCTTCCTACAACTAATCCCGCTGACGCGGCATCGGTTGAAACAACAGCAATTCGACCAGAATTAAAGGTTTTAGATTTTGATGCAAGTACAGCACAATATGCACAGTTTGCTGTTGCAATGCCAAAATCATGGAATTTAGGAACAATAACCTATCAAGTTTTTTGGAGTCCAAGTACAACAAATACAGGTAATTGTATTTTTGGTCTTCAAGGTGTCAGCTGTAGCGAAGGCGATACAGCCGACGTAGCTTTTGGAACGGCTATAGAAGTAACAGATGCTGGGATTGGAACTGTAGAAGACGTACAAATGAGTGCAGTTAGTTCTGCAATGACAATTGCCGGATCTCCAGCTGATGATGATCAAACGTTTTTTCAACTTTACAGAGATGCAGCAGATGGTAGTGATACCTTTACAGGTGAAGCACGAGTATTAGGAATCAAATTATTTTATACTACTGACGCTGCTAACGACGCATAGGAGTTTACAGTATGAGGAAGATTGATAATCCCTTAACATTCGAACCCACAAAAACAAAAATAAATCAACCTAAAACCAAAGGTTTTGGCTATCAAGTTCTAGGTTTTGGAGGTGGTTACATTGACCCGACTGCTAGAAGAATACAAGTATTAATCATTGCTGGTGCCGGAGGCGGTGGTGGTTCATCTGGAGGTAATGGTTTTGGTTCTGGCGGTGGAGGTGCTGGGGGTCTATTAGCAAATACAAATTTAACAGTAAATACAGAAATAGATTATACTATAACTGTCGGAGCTGGTGCGGCACAAACAACTGGAGGCTGTACTACTGGAAATGATTCAGTTCTATCAGGAGGTACTACGGAAACACAAACTGCTGATGGTGGAGGTTCTGGTAGAGGAACCCCTCCTAATGCTG